TTAGTCTTAGTAAAGAAAGCAACTAATGAACCTATTAGAACTACGAATGCACCTATACCTGTTGAAATTAAACCTGATTTAATAGAACCAAACATACCTTTTGCCGTAACTGCTGCTGAAGCAAATCCTTGTTTAACTCCATTTAAGGAAACTCCCATTATCTGAAATTCTCCTGCTGCCTTTGAAGCTTCATTAGTTAACTCCTTTGTGTCTTTAGTTACTTCGCCAATATTGGACTTAACCTCCATTTCTAATACTTCCTTTGCCATAGTTTTATTTTATAAAGTTACTCCTGTTTTAATTTGTGTAAATCTTATACTACTTACCCATTCAATTGTATGGTCTGCTGCTCCCTCTACAGACATAATATACTTTACTCCTGATACTGTACTTTCTGCATCCCATCCTCCTGTAGTTCCTGAACTAGAATGAGAAACTGTTGAACTATCAACAGCTAATTCTCCTGACTTATTAACGACAACACCTGTTGCAATCCAAGACTTATAATCTCCAACTGAACCAGCGCCTGTACCTCCTACTCTTACTGCTAGTACATCAGCAACAATCATTATAGCAGTATTTTCAGGAACTACAAAGTAGCTACCTGTTATTCCGTTTAAATAACTATCTACTTTAGTTCCGTCTGAAGTCCTTACTCCATAAATTAATTGAATAGCTTGACTTTTACCTAAATAATCTGAACCTGCATTACCACCCAAAACAATAGAGTTTTCAGCTGTAGCCTCTCCAAAAGTACCAAATACGTTTGCATTATTAACTCCATTAGCTATCTCATTATTACTTCCTACTATTATGTTATTTCTTGAGAAGCCTTTAACAGTATTGTTCTCTCCCATTATAAGAGTATTGTTAGTTCCTGTTTCTGTTACATTCTGAGACCCTTTTGTGCTGTTGTTTGCGTTATTGAAACTTCTATTAAGGTTTGTATTAAATCTAAAAGTTGAACAAGTTCCTGCTGCTTTATTGTACGTATATCCGTAAGCTTCACATTGTAATTGATTAGGAGTAACTTCATTTGTTCCGTCTGTAAAGGTAACAACTCCAAGACCTGATATTGATGCAGGTTTAACTGTGAATCCTGTTAAGAATGGTATTGACATTATGGTATAAGTATGAATTCAACTGTTGCCAAGTCGTTTGGCTTGTAGTCTATTTTGTTTACTCTAAATACTCTGTTCTTAATCATTACAGTATCGTTGAACTTGAAAGTATTAATATCAGCAGGATTAAGATTAACCTTGATTGTCATTGTCCTAGTATTAGGATTGTAAAGCTCATTGTAATAAGGTAGCCAATATAGATTGAATAAATTATATACTGTAGAATCTCCTACTCCTGTCATTAATTGACATTCTCCAAAGTGAAAGTCCCTTGTATCTGTATTAGCAGGTGGTATAGTTGTTATTGTAGGTATGTCTGACAAATGACTAAACTGTAAGAAGTCTGCTTCTGCTATTGTTTCTGCAACTCCATTTTGTGCAGGTATATAATAAGAAGTTCCTGTAGTCTTGATTCCATTATCATACATAATTCTAGGACTATTTTCAAAGCCTTCAGAAGTATCGTCATCTGCGTTATAAGAATATAAGGCAGGAGTTATAAATTGAGGAAAATTATCAACTAAAGGCTTAACAACTGTAGCTGCAAATGGTTCTGCTACTATCTCATCTAATCCATCTAATATATTAAACTCATCTGTAGCGTCATATTTTTTACTTCCGTATAAATGTCCACTAACTTGATGTTTATAATTCATAAAAGCAAAGTCATCTTCATCTTCTACAAACTTAAAAATAGTCCTTCTATTCAAGTCAGTTAAAGGTTCTAATTTCATTTCTGAAATGTCTACCTTTTCAGTCCAATTTAATTCTGTACTGTCAGCACTTGTTATAAATATATCTGAGTATGGCTCTATCTTTATATTGTTAGGATTATCTTCATCAGGAATAGTTACTAAGTTGAACATAGTAATCAATCCCTTTAAGAATTCCCATTGACCTAACTCTCCTCTTAATGTTTGGAGTATTGTATCTGTTGTAATACTAGTAACCCCTAAAATAAAAATTACATTAGTTCCAAAAGAAAACCCAATAGCACCAAAAATAGCCTGTTGAACAACACCTGCTGAACTAGCTTTAAATTGAGCTTGTAAAGTATCTCCTGTATCTAAAGAAATATTAAGATTTCCTTGATAAACATAAGAAGTACCTGCTAACAATGTAATAACTCCAGAGTAATTAAAATCTGTACTATTTTTTAAATATCTGCATTCTATAGTTCTAGTAACTGAATCTGTATTTGTAATTCTATAATCATAATCTATGTTGTATGTTTCATTATTAGCTGTAGCCGTAATAGTATTAGTTGTACTATCGTAATTAGGAGGAAATACAAAGAATGAAAGTCCTGTATTGTCAAGTACAAAGTTTGTATAACTTGTGCCTGCATAATGATTTCCTTGTCCATTAGTACAGTAAAAGGTATTACTACCATCATCAACTGACTGAACAGGAGCATTATCAGCTCCCCAATTAAAGTCCATATAAAGCTTCTTGAAGTCTGTAGTATCAAAGAAATTAGAAGTAAAAGTAAAAGGAGTATTTTCAAATATTCTTTCTATTATATACTTTATGTTTATGAATGGTCTGAATGCTTGTTCTAAAGACGTTAATTCAGGTCTATTTAGTGTAGCACTACTTCCTGTTGAACCATTAGCAATTAACCAATTATTATTCCAATTTACAAAAGGATATTTTACTGTACTAAAGTCCGTTCTAAAACCTGATGTATTTGCATTAGTCCAAGTAACAGGAGTAGTCTGTCCTGACGTTACCCCATCATTCCAACTATATTTAATCTGTGTCTTATCATAAGCGTGTGTTAATTCTGTAAAATCTAAATCTCTGAATGATAATTCTTTTAAGTAATCTGCTAAAGCTATTACTTCAGAATATAGGTTAACATTGTAGCTAATCTCTCCGTCTTTATCTGTTACATCTAATAGCCTTAAATAACCTTTAAATAGTGTGAACCCATCTTGCTTTAAAACGCACTCAGTCTTCTTGTAAGGGCTAAATATAACACCATCATATGACCTTGTTATTTCAAAGATTTGGTCAAAGATTTTATTATTTCTTTTTGTAGCAGGTAAATTAAAAGCCTTAGAATAAGATTGTACTTTCTCTGCTGCATTCTTGAAGTTATCTACGCTAAGAGTTAAGGGTAAATCCTCATCTTCATATAGGTCTAAGATAACTTGACCATCTGATATAACAGGGTCTGCCGTTTGAGTTCCTACAGGTAAAGCAGATATAGAACTTATTTCAAGATTAATTGGAGCAGGATGAATATAGCTTATCATTAAATTCATCTGTGATGCAGTTGCTACAAAATACTGTGTTATTTGCGTTAGATTTGCGTTGTAATCTGTTGAAACTTGAGCAACTGTTCCATTATATACGCCAACATTAACTAGACCTCCTGACGCAACAGGTGTTGATACATTAATGGTTAAATTATACAGTTGTCCGAGTATTAAATTACTTACCTGTTGATATACTCCTGTTGTACTTATACTTCCTGATTCTAAAACTAAATTACCTGCGGATACTGTAGGAAATGCAGGAGTTCCTCCCAAATTCCTCTTAAACCTATACCAAGTATTGACTATTAAAGGAGGGGCATTAGTTAAAGCATCTACATAAGGAGTAGATGAAGTAGTCGTGGATGTATAAGTTCCTGTATTATCTAAATTAACAAAAGAAATACCATTAACAATAGCTTCAGTCGCATTACCTGAAAAAGCATTAAATATGCCTTCATAACTTTGTGGATATACTATTAATTGTACGCTCATTATACTGATTGTGTTCTAAGTGTTTTACTCTTTTCAACTTCAAATGTGTACTGCATAAGCTTGTCGTTTGCTACAGTCTTTCTAGTATAACTAGAAGTAGTAAGTCTTGCAGGTGTTACATAGGTACTTAATAAAGGAGTTGTTGGGTCTGGTTGGAAAACATCTAAAATATAAACTTCAGGACTATTTATAAGTTCTTCAAACCACTGAGATTCAGATTCATTTACAAAGTCTGTATTCATTTTAATTTTTTCAGTAGCGTTTACTCTAAAAGCTTTCTTGCCACCTCTAAAACCACTAGGACTGTATATACTTTCATTCCAAGTCCCTGCAAGCTGTTCGTATGTACTTCCCTTAGTTGATATAGTCTTAGTTGACTTCATTGTGAAAGTGTAGTAGTCCCAAACTCCCCACTGATTCAACCAAGTCAGTCGTATAGGCTCAAACCCTTTTAAAGTTGGACAGTTTATATTGATTGTATAGGTTTGTGTTGTAGGGTCTTCAAAAACTGCATCAGAAAGTAATTGCACTGTATAATATCCCCCATCTAAATCTCCAGCATCGTATAAAGCAATAAATGTAGCGGATGAATATCTAAGGTTTGCAGGAAAGCATCCCAAGTGAAGTAATTGATTTTTAGTATCAGAAGTCCAAGTATTATATGCTCCATTAGCTAATGTCCTAGTAAAATTGTCAGTGCCTTTTAATACTCCTGAACTATTATAAAATTTAAACTTAGCTGAATAGCCTTTAGCTGCCATTACAGCGCTCAAAGTTAAATAAGAAAGAGTACCATAATCGCCTCCATTAGCATATTGAATAGTAGGAGCATTAGTTAGAAATTTCTTCTGATTTGTTCCTATCTCAAAATCATCTAAATTATATCCAAAGTTTCCTGTTGCGTCCCTATCTTGTATGTCTGTGTATTTTAAGTAACCATTGATTAGGGTATATTGACTAGAGTCTTTTTCTTCTCCTGATATTGGTGCTACTATTCCTGTTGCCGTATCTGAACCTTCTATTGTAAATCTTATTTTCAAGTATCTTACTACATTATCATTAAGAGAATACTTGTCTACTAAATGTAATGGGTGCGTTTTAATAGCTGTTGTTGCATCTCCTTTATATGAACTCCCTAAAGCTGCTAAGTTATCAGGACTTACAAAGCTTTCTAAAATAGGTCTAAAGTCATACATTCCTGCCCCTGTATTGTTAGGAGTAGTCTTAAATGTTCCTACTAAATGCGTTGTTACTGATAAGTTTATGTCTGTTGCACTGATATGAACTTCAGCTACATACTTGACATTGAATTTAGCACCAACTGTAGCAGCGTCTAAGACTGTAAATATTACTTCCTGCCCTACAGGATTAAGTGTGTATAAAGGGTGCTGTTCTATTGTTAATGCCATTATTTTATCGTTGTTATACTATTAATTATGTCTTCTTTTACGCTTCCTAGTAAGTCTTTCCCAAACTGTTTCAATCCAAGACCTAAAGGCTTTTGAAAGAAACTTATTCCTTGTATTCCAAAGCGTCCTATTTTTCTAGCTATTAAAAATGTTATTGTCTTACGCTTCATAAACTTCCCACTTGCATCTCTTGGAGCTATTCCTTTTCTTACTACCCACTTGTCTAAAGCTTTACTTGGTGGCTGTGAATGTCCTTTAGAGTTTCTATACCCATAAGGAGTTGCAATAACTTTTCCCTTATAATCTTTAAAGGTTCTTTTCTGTTGAGTACCTGAAACTCCTTTATCTACATACTGACCATAACTAGACATAAAGAACTGAACTGTAAAACCATCAGGAGTAGTTATAACTTCAAACTTGATAGATTCTTCTAACTTCCCACCCTTACCAGCTTTCTGTAAGTTACCTTTGGAACGATTAACAACTTGCTTACCAAAGCTCTCTAAGTATCTTTCTATGTTTTCAGTCTTCATAAATCAAATGTTATCTTCCATCCTTTCCAACTTAACTGTATTGTAATATATCCAATTTTCCATTTCATTAATAACCTGCACCTTCTGATGTTACAGGAATATCGCAAGTGCTAAAGTCATTCTGAACTAAGACTCCAATATTAAATACAAACCCACAACAAAGATTGTCAAACCTTTCTGAGAATGGTTCTAATGTAAATTGGTCTTGTGTAAAGTATATCGGCACATTAATATCATTTACACCTGCTAATGACTGTTGCTCTGAATGTCTAAGCATACCTATGAAGTCTGTAGCTATTTGTAAAGTTTCATTGAGTACATCTTGCTCGTTACTTAAAGTCTTGTAAAGCTTTGGGAAGTTAGCAGATGCGTTGTTTAAAGTCCAATTTTCTTTTTCTGAAACCATATCCATAATAAAGATTTGGAAGTTGTAAGTAAGTTGGCTTTCTCCTGTAGTTACGCTTGTTGGATTAATATGAAGCAATGGGAACTTCTGCATCTTCTCTAAGTTAATGTCAAAAATATCCCCTACAGATGTTGTGCTGATTTGCTCGTGGTACTCTCCTAATCTAAGTAAGGTGTTTACTACGTTATTGTATGTCTTATTATTAACCATTTCTTTTTACTTTATTTTGTGAGTTCAAATCTGTTTCATAACTAAGCCAAGTCAAACACTCTAACAAACTCAAGTTTGTTATTCGTTCTAAGTTTACAATTTGTTCATTACACAATCTGTGGAGGACTCCGAACCATCCCCACTTATTTGCGAAGTCATTACTAGCTATTGCGTCTTCGTTTCCTTCAGCCGCTCCATCAAATATAATGGCAAAATCTCTGACAATACCTTCCCTAAAGTGTAAAAAAAAACCAATGCACTTTGCACTTGTTCAGCTGACATCAGTTTCATTTCTTCAGCTCTCAGCCGTATATCTCCGTCATAAGGCTCAATTATATATATATCATTCTTCTTTAGTTTTATGGGTGCATACAATACAGCCATCAACTCAGGAAGGTTCTTATCTATTCCGTTCTTTATAAAGGTTTCAATATCGGCATACATCCCAAGACTTATGGAATCCAAATCAGGCATAAATCCGTATTCAACACCATTAATCTCTATTATCCTTTTAAGCTTTGTATCTTGCTTTGCTTGAAGTTCTCCAACCTTACTCATTATAACTGCTACGTCTGATAAGGCTAGTTCCTTAATTAACTTCTTAGGAATGTCAGAGAGTGCTGCTATTGTTTCTGTAGCTTCTTCAGTCTTTGTACCTGTTTCAAAGTCAATCAGTTGTAGCCAAGTAGACAATGTAACATCTGACCAACTATTAATAAGCTTGAATGTTTCTACTTTGCCTTCTTTTTTAATCTTTACTTTCATACACTATATAATAGAAATTTATTGTTTTTAGTTTACTGCACAAAATACCTACCAGCGTTTGGATTATCTAGGTGGTATATAATGTTATAACGGATTCCGTCAATTGCGTGGTTGTAGTTATCTACATAAAGCTTCGAGCCTTTATCTGCATAGACATAATTGTTTAACTCCTTTGCAATGTTCGTTGATTCAGGACTTACTATTAATTGATAGTCTTGCATACGAGTTATTCCACTTTCAATCGTTCCTTTCTTAACTGCTTTAATGTTTACTCCTAAGTGCTTGAGGTCTGCTATTAGTCTTGGCTCAGCTGAATCTGCTATGATTAATTTACTATCTACTTTGTCAAGTATTATCTTAGCAAGCTCTTGACTCTTTAATCCATTACGATATAGATGTTCCTTTAAATAAATCTTCTTATGCTTCTTGTCTATTGCTACTTCAGTTAAAGAATCAGGGTCAATACTAAAACCGAAATCCATTCCACAAGATGTCTGTAAGTCATCAGGATTAAATTCTCCAATTGACCAATTCTCAAAGACTACTCCTTCTGCCTTTGCTAACCAACCACCGAGAATCTTATGCTGATACTTTTTAAAGTTGTTATGCTTTATGCTCTTAATACGTTCTAGGAAGCTCTCAGAGAGATTAACTTCATTGTCTAGGTATGTACTATGTATATAGCATACATTGTCTTTAACGCCATTAAAACCACCTTCAATTCCTTTGTCCTCAAAAAACCTCTTGTATATCCAATGTTCCTTAGTTACAGGATTCAATACTAATATGATTCTATTCTGTACTTTCTTTTCTCTTATACTTAAGTCAATAGTATCAAAGATGTTTTCGTCTACAAGTTCTTCAGCTTCATCAAGTACCCAAGTAGATATACCTTGTAATGACTTTAGACTAGCAGTTTGGTTTCCTGCTGATGTTTTGATACCTCTAAATAAAATGTCAGATTTGTTTCCTAAGTTTATTACCTCTGCTTTGTTTACACTAAAGGTATTGTCATATCCAAGTAGACCTATCTTCTCTAAGAACTCAGGAATGATAGACAAGTGTGCTGATGTCATTGTGTAACGTGTGAATAGGACTCGAACATTCCTAGACATAGTTAAGAGCGTTAGAAAGACTGTTACTGCAAAAGACTTACCTGAACCCCTACCTCCTGTTATAATAAAGTATCTAGCATCTGACTTAAATAGTGCTGTGTATTTGTCGCTAAGATTCAGAGCTTATAAAGTTTATTAAAGGTACATTAAGACTTTCATCATTAGTAGTTACATCAACTCTTTGTTGTGGCTTACCATAAAAGTATTCAAAGTATAACTTAACAGCCCATTGTTGTTTTTGTTTTATACCTTCTTGTAAAGCGTCTAATGCTATTCCACTCATTGGAGTTAAGTGTTCTATTAGCTTTTGTTCTTCCCCTTTACCTTTACGTCCTGCTCCTTCTCTTTTTCCTCCGTGTTCCATTTTGAAATAATTTGATTAATCAAGTGTTAATATATAATAGAAATTACTCGTATTCATTTGGAAGCATTAGTCTTATGCCTAATTCAGTTATTGCCCATATTCTTATTTGGTCTGCATATATCTCAAAGGCTTTGCTATCCATTCTCGCAGTAGACTTGACTACTTGTATTCCTACATTCCTATCGTTTATCTCTATACTATTCCATTCACTTGAGAACTTGACCTTTAGCAAATCGTGAATTTCGTCAGGAAAGTAACCTAGTTCATTAGATAAGACTTGAACGATACAACTCCAATAATAGTTATTCTGCATATTACTTCTTGTGTTTCTTTGTTTCTTAACGTCTACTAAATAGTCATTCCCTAATTCCTTTAAATAGTTTATTAGGGTTTGCTTATCTTTATCACACTTTATCACGAACTTCATTAATCAAAGGATTCATTGATTCCTCTTTCGCCTATTAGCTTTTCTTTTGCTCCTGCCCATAGCTTATCTCTGTTCTTGCTTAGGCTAGGTTCTGTTCTTTGAAGTGTAGGTATTCCTTCTGTTGGCTTGCTATCCATATATTTACCACAACTACATTCAGCATCTTTGCACACCCATTTTTTATCTCTTAAAACTATTGTAGCCTTAGATATTTCTTTACTTTCTTTACCACATTCGCAAGTGTATAGTGTCATCTTTTTATTTTATCAAGTTCAAATTCTAAGTGTGCTATTGCTTTTTCTATACATTGAATTGGATTTGAGTGCTTTTTGTCTGACCTCAGTAGATAAGTAACAGCCGTTCCAACATTGTAAGACAACTCAAAGTCTTCAATGACCTTACGTGCTTCTATCTTGTATCGTTTTCCTATGTAGTAACTAGGTATTCTATTTTTTTTCATTTATTCTATCGTGTGCTAGTCCTCCTGTTCTTGTTTGTACCTTATCCATTTTCCAAAGAAACTTTTCCGTTGTCCTGTTTTTGATTCTTGTTTCTATTATACTCATAATAATAACTATAAAGAAAAAGATTGCTGTTAAGATGCCTAGTATTGTAAATATTATCATAGTTTTATTGTTTTAATTTAAATAGTTTCTCTTTAGCTTTTTTCCCTCCTGTGTCTTTTGTTAAAGAGCTGTTTACTTCTTTACTCCAAACACATATAAAGTCATCAGGAGCGTTGTACTCGCTTATAAAAACTTGATGCCCTTGCTTTGTTTTATCTCTACACCATTCCCAAAACTCAGCGTGGTTAAACCCATCTTTATATTTTGTTGTTCCTTCGTAAGGTGGGTCGCAATAAATTAAACTATTATCAGGTATTTCTAAATCTTTGTAGCTACTATGTATAAACTCAACTCCTTTTAAGTTTGCAGATTGTTTCAGTATATTTTTCTTACTCTCTAAGCAGTAATTTCTTGGCTCTCCTTTATTAGTATTACCTCTTGCGTAACCTCCAAACCATTTACCACTGTAACTACAACCAAAACCTATAAAAGAAACCAAAGGACTTACAATTCTGTTTAATCTTGCGTTTCTGTATTCATCTTCAGTAACTTCATTTGGTGGTATAAATCCGTTTTGTATTCCTGAAAATAAACTTATTAAATACTCGTTTAAGTCTGCACCAATTCTTTTACCATCTACTTTATCAATCATATTAGCACCTCCGACAAAAGGCTCTACCCAAGTTCTACCGCCTATATTTTCTAACATTATAGGTAGCAGGTACTTTGCTATCCTATTTTTACTTCCCATATATTTCATAGTTGTATTGTTTTATTCTGATAAAAGTTTTAATAATTGACTGCTAGTATAAATCCTATCTTCGCCATCATAGTTTTCATATATGCAGGTAAAGTTATCATCTTTCCAAGTCCACAAAGCTCTAACATTCTTTTTGATATTGTCTTTCAATATCCACTTAATTGTTTTGTATGTTCTTTCCATTATTTTAAAATTAAAGTTATATGCATTCCTTCTTGTTCATCTCCTCCATCTGATATTATTATCTTCATAGTCTTATTGTATTGGGGAGGTAACCACACCCCCCCTTTACTACTCAGGTCTGAAAAATTAAAAGCTCTTAGGTCTTACCCTTTATTGATTAATTATTTCCTGAGTATTCTTTATATATCTTTTTTATTCCATCAAAGCAAGTAGCTATACAAGAACCACAATTAGTACCTGTTGAATAGTTAGTGCTGTACAACGTGTTGTATATCTCAATCATTTTCTTCTTTGCCGTTTGGTCTTTAGCTCTCCCTGTTTTTAAGTCTTCCCAAAGTAATACAATCTCTGCTATTATTTCTTCAGGTATGTCTGTTCTAACTTCTACTTCTGATGTCTTACTCCAATACTTCTGAGGACATTCTTGACTTGATATTCTAGCTTTGACTTTCATAAAACATAAGCACCTCTTACATTGTCCTGAAGGCTTGAAGTAATATACGCAAGACTTACAGATACTTATTCTATCTTCATATATTTCTTTAGGTACGAAAAACTTATTCATTAAGCTTATATTTTAATTGTACTCTTACTTTGTCTATCGTTGTAAACAAACTGTTTCTACTTATACCTGTCTTCTTCGCTAGTGAGTCAAGTGTATTGTTCTCGTGGTAGTATAACTGAAAGACCTTAGTATCGTACCAAGAAAAATTGTCTTCTAAGGCTTGGTCTATCTTTTCAAGGCTAGTCCATTGATAATCGTCTACTAATTCATTAGGTAGGTTGTAAAGGTGTTTAGATGGTATTGTTTCTCCTGTTTCCATTTCGTTATAAGTAACTGCACTTGTTAAACTGTCTATGTGTGTGTAATACTTCTTGTACTTATAATAGTAATTACTTCGTGGACTTGTTAAAGCTCGTCTTAATGCTACCGCTCCATATCTTGTTACACCATCTATTCCATCCTTTTCGTAAATCGCAGAAAGTGTAGATTTATTCATACTTAGGAGGTATAGCATAAGTTCCTGAACGCTTTCATTCACTTCATTATCATCAGAGGTAAGTCCGTAAGCCATAGTCCTGAACTTGTCTGATAACTTTGATATTTCTTCGTATATCTCAGTCATTAAAATAGTTTATCTTGTTCTATTTTACTCTCATTAATAATTCCTAAAGCTGAGTTTAAAATATGCAAACCTGTTCTAGGTTCTACGCTATTTCTTAAAGTTAATCCTGCTTTATATCTTGGAATTGGTATTCCTAAATATTCTGAAAGCTCTTCATTGCTGCTTCTTGTAACATCTATATTTTTTACCTCTAAATGTTTTACATTAAAATTACTCCAAAAAGGATGTCTACCTATAATAAAACTAGGCTTTACTAAATAATCATAATAAGGAATAACATTTTCAATAACATACTTACCCTTAAACCAAGACTTTAGTAAAATAATTTGTTGATATAATGTAACATCTGTATACTGCTTAATGTTTTGGCTATAACATAACTTACTATGACTAGGACAAGGAGGACTGCTCCAAATAAAATCAAATTCTTTATAATGTTCTAAAAGATAGTAGTGTGCATCAGTTATAATAACTTTATCGTTTGGAAATTTACTCTTGTATATTCCTGCAATTTCAGAATTTATCTCAACAGCTGTAATGTCGTGTTCATCTCCCCATAGGTGTCTATTGCCCCCTATTCCAGCGTATAAATTTAATATTTTCATTCTTTAATTGGTTCTATCTTATCAATCTTATTTGCTGTGTCCTGTGTTAGTTCATCTAAAATAATTCTGTAAGCTCTAACTACTGATGCATTACTTCTTGTTTCTACTCCTGCAAAAAATCCGTTGGTAGCTACTGCTAAGTTAATTGGTATAATCATTAACCATTCCCAAAATAAATTTTCTCTGTCGCCTTGTCCATATCCATTATGATATTCTATTATAATATCTACAACTTCTAAGTAATTCTCGTATCTACTTTTTGTACTAACTTCTTTTGCGAACTCTTTGCACATTGTAATATAAGTTTCAATGATTACTCGGTGTTCATTATTTGCGTAGATTGGTTCTATCATACGCCAAAGATAATCAATTTGTTACGCAATTCCTTTTTCTTCTTTTAAGTTTTCAACAATCAATTTATAATAAGTTATCTGCTCTTCATATTCAACCCTTGAAATTTTTAAAGTAGTCCTAGCTAATTGCTCTAGTTCTTCAGCTCTACCTTCCCCATACTTTTCATCAAGCCTAAGTGAGAAAAGGTACTGTTCTCCACTACGGAAAATATTACAAGCGACACACTGCACTTCACAATTTCCGTCTTCTGAAAATCTTGTTGCTAGGTGTTTCCTAGATTGGAAATGACCATTTTGCATACCTCCTGTCTTGTAATGACCTACCTTGCCACACGTGAAGCACTGACACATACCATATTCATTTGCTGAACGCAACCTTATGAAAACGCTGAAGATAGTATCTAACTCCTTTTTTAATTTACTAATTGTTTTCATATCCCAAGTCTTTACGCCATTTGTCTTGCAATATGCCTTTCCTTAGGTTATACTTTTCCCCTCTGTATTTAGGTTCTTCTTCCTGAAGCTTTGCCCTTGCTCGTTTAATGCTTGGTGCTGATGTAAGTTCGTTATTAGCATACATTCTTAAAAATTCTACTGAATTTACTTCTAATAAATCTAAACCTTTTTCTTTTATTAGTTCCTTTGCCCAAATATTAGCACAAAGTCTACTATCGCTATCTCTTAGGTTTGCATCTAACTTTAACCAAAACTTTACTTTCTCTTTAGTTTTCATCTTTTGATTTTCTAGGTTGCCTAACTACAGGAACGTATCTATACACTTGAGGTTGCTTAAAACCAAACATCATTTGGAAACTTCCTGTTTTTACAGGGTCGTACAATTTTTCTTTCTTCATCTTAATAATTTTATAGGTTCTTGATAATAAGGAGTCTTTTCTTTAGGCTGTCCTAATGTCCTAACTTGATAGGTTGCGTCATCAATTTTTAATTTATGAGCATAAACCCATTTATAAAAGGTTCTGATGTTTAAGAATGGTTCGTCTTTTCCAAACCTTACTCCAATATGAAATGCATCTAGTATTTGATTCCAAGTCATATTACCAAATCTTTTCTCTTGTATTAAGTCTGATGCAA